CACGGAAGGTTTACATTGGCTCAATTCGGCTGATGTCATTGCTGGTCATAACATTATTGGCTACGACATACCTGTTTTTCGGAAAGTTTATTCTTGGTTTAATACTGATGCTGATATTGTCGATACTCTTGTGCTATCTCGGTTATATCATCCAAACATGATGGAGATAGATAGAAACTTAAAAAATGCCGGTAAGATTACAAGAATGCCATTACAACTACTTGGCAGACATTCATTAGAAGCATACGGTTACAGGCTAGGAGAATACAAAGGAGAGTTTGGCAAAACTACTGACTGGCAAGACTGGTCACAAGAAATGCAAGATTACTGTGTACAAGACGTACACGTTACTACTAAATTATGCGAGCACTTCCGCCCTTACCTGACTGGTGCGCGTTAGAGCATCGAGTCGCTGAAATACTTACAGAACAAGAAATACATGGATGGTACTTTGATGAATCAAAAGCTCAGCAACTTGAATCACATCTCCGAGGAGAGATGGAAGACACTGTTGCAATACTTCGAGGACAATTCCCTTTCGTTGGAGGAAAGATGTTCACTCCTAAACGAAATAACGCATCCACCGGATACGTCGAAGGAGCAGACTCTCAAAGATTAGTTGAATTTAACCCAACATCACGAGACCATATTGCATGGATACTACAGAATCGTCTGAAGATTACGTTGACCCAGACTACGACGACTGGGAAACCAATTATCGACGAGATTACATTGAAGGAGATATCACATCCCTTCTGCAAATTATGTGCGAAAGCTTTGGATCTGAAGAAGAAGCTAGGCATGATATCGCAAGGCGTGAACGCATGGCAAAAGTTATGTACGACATCTAGTCGGATACATCACCATTGTTCCGTTTCTACTAACACATTTAGATGTGCTCATAGAAAACCGAATCTAGCCCAAGTACCAGCTGACGCACAATTTAGAGAACTATTTAAAGCTAGTCCCGGGAACGTCATGGTAGGTGCTGACCTATCAGGCATAGAATTAAGAATGCTTGCACATTACCTTGGACGGTATGACGGAGGTCGATATGCCGACATACTACTGAACGATGATATACATCAGGTTAACGCTGACAAAATAGGGATCACCCGCCGACAAGTCAAGACTGTGACTTATGCCTTCTTGTATGGTGCGGGAAATCTTAAATTAGGTATGAGTTATGATAACTCTCTACAACCCAAGGAAGCCAGTAAAAAAGGATCCGAGATTAGAAAGGCTTACGTATCTGCTATCGATGGACTCGCCGAGTTATTGGCAGCGGTTGCAAATAAGGCTTCTAACGGTTACCTCATGGCATGTGACGGACGACGGGTGCTGGTCGATAGCCCACACAAAGGATTAAATTATTTACTCCAATGTGGTGCGGGTATTGTCGCCAAGCGTTGGATGGTAATAGCTGATGACAACTTGCGACACGATGTCCACACTCATCAACTTGCGTTCGTACACGATGAACTTCAATACGAAACTTTACCGGCTTATGCCGAAGAAATAATGAGCGTATTAGAAATATCAGCAAAAATGGCTGGTGAATACTATAAATTGAGATGCCCTATTGCAGCAGAAGCACAAACTGGCAATACATGGGCAGATGTACATTAATTTATGAAATTATTAATAGATTGCGATTATATTGTCTATAAATGTTGTGCAGCAGCAGAAACTGAGTTGGATTTTGGTGATGACGTAATAGTTGTTACTTCTAAGTTCAGTGATGCTTATAAATGCGTACAACGTGATATAGATAAAATAAAACGTGAATTTCCCTTTTATGATGAGATAATTTTATTTTTTACAAGCCCTAATAATTTTAGGAAAAAAATTTTGCCGGAATACAAGGGTCATCGAAATAGAAAAAAGCCCTGTGGATTTAAACGGGTAATTAATCAACTTAAAAAGGATTACAAAGTTATTGTGAAGGATACTTTAGAAGCTGACGATACCATGGGTATTTATGCAACTAAGTACCCGGGAAACATTATTGTTTCACCTGACAAGGATATGAAACAGATCCCCGGGAAACTATATAACTTTGATGAAACAGTCGACATCACACCAGAAGAAGGTGCTAGATGGCATCTCATTCAAACTATGAGTGGAGATAACACTGACGGTTATTCTGGGGTTCCCGGAATTGGAATCAAACGTGCTGAAAAAATATTTTCTGAAAAAGGATACACATGGCAAGCTGTCGTAGAAACCTTTGAGGAAAAGGGCATGACTGAAGCTGACGCATTAATTAATGCAAGGCTTGCTCGAATATTAACTATCAATGATTATGACGAAGCAAAAAAAGAACCAATCTTATGGACCGCCCCCTCCAATTACCAAGTTAACGACTGAACAAGACTTCAGACTAAGAGCTATTGAGTTAGCTATTAATAGTCCAGAAGCAACAAAGGAAGATATTATTACTGTCTTCCTTGCCTTACAAAAGCAAAGTTTTATACTTGCAAACTGTTTAGAAAATTTAATAAACAAATGGCCGAAACCACCAACGACCACGGACCGTCCTACTACCGAAGAGGTTCCATTGATGTTTGGGATTTTATTAGAGCGCAAGGATTAGGTTTTCATTTGGGAAACGTAATCAAGTATGTATGTCGAGCCGGATATAAAGATAACGATATAGAAGATTTAAAAAAAGCTGTCCACTATTTACAGAACGAAATTGAATACCGAACCAAACATCATAGCTAGGACTGGTCGAGTCCAGCAGTGGATTGATAATCCCAACTCACGTCTACCCGTATCTTGTACTGTCTTCGTTGTTGAAGACTCAATGGAAGGACCAAATGGAATTGAAGCAAGCTGGAAATTTGTATCACACGCTCTCCGATATGGAGCAGGCGTCGCGGTCCACTTGTCAAAACTCAGACCCAAGGGTACTGAGTCTATTAAGGGAAGTGACACACTTGTTGCGTCAGGTCCCACATCATTCGCAAAAATCTACTCAACATTAAATGAAATTCTTAGGAGAGGTGGCACGTACCGGAATGGGGCGTGTGTTATTCATCTCGATATTACACATCCCGATATTCTTGATTTCGTGCAGTGTCCTCGACAAGAACTCCCATGGGTCAAACGATGTGTTGACCTCACCAAATCCGCGTGGTCTGAAACAGATACTGGAACAAAGGAAGCAATCTTACGAGGAATTGCAAAAGGAGATATTTGGCTCAACAAAATAAAACACGATGAACAAGGAAATAGAATCTACTCCAACGTCTGTCTTGAGGTTTACTTGCCCTCACGAGGAACGTGTCTCTTACAGCACCTTAATATGTCTGCCTGTCTTATCGGCGACCTACGATCAGGTTTCCGTGAAGGCATGTCCACGCTGTGTGAGTTACATGGTAGGACAGGGGTTGGAGAATCTGGAGAATATCTTACGCCAGATATCGACAGGCAAGTCGGCTTCGGACTCTTAGGTCTAGCCAACTTCCTAGCAAACAACAACATTACATATGCCGAGTTTGGTAAGGCTCTTGAAGCAACAAATAATGCTGAACCTTACGAAGGATACGCAGGGTTAGCTGCGCGTGAATTTTATCTTGGCATACAGGAAGCAGCTAACATAGCAAGAGAGAACAACATGCAGAGAGCATTTGCCATAGCACCTACAGCTAGTTGTTCTTATAGAAGTAAAGATCTCAAAGGCTACACAGCAACTCCAGAGATCGCTCCACCAATCGCTCGCACAGTTGACAGAGATTCCGGTGAATTTGGGGTAGAACAAGTGCAATATGGCAACGTGGAAATCGCATCCGAAGTTGGATGGGAGAATTATAAAAAAGTAGCTGATCAAATAATGATCATGCTTAACAGAACTGGTTTGCTTCATGGCTATAGCTTCAATTCTTGGAGTGATATGGTGACTTACGATGAAGCATTTGTGACGGAGTGGCTCCAAAGTCCACAGACGTCTCTCTATTATTCTTTACAAGTAATGGGTGACGTACAGGACAAGTCAGATGCTTACGCTGCACTTGATCAGTCCGACGTTGACGAGTACTTGGAAAGTTTAATGAGCAACAAACCTGATGAAATTGCTTGTGACTGTCAACAATGAACCCCTACGAAAAACTATTAAATAGAAAAAGAAAATGGACACCAGTCCAGACCACCAAAGGAAAGATAAAAGATGGAGCAGAAGAAGCGGTGTTCCGTGCTCTCGCTGTACGCAACATGGAATGTCCAGTTGGCGCGTTTGTATCTGATTCACTCTCTGAGATTCCTGAGAAAAGTAGAGAACTTTTGGAATCAAACATAAAAGATGAAGATAATCATGACTTAGCTCTTGGATATATCGCTAATGCTATAGGCGTTGATGACAAAGCTGAAGCTGAAGCCCTTCGCCTAAAAGAAGCATGGATAGCACATCCAGACCACACCATATTAAAAGCCTTAGTAATTGAAAGAGCAATATTTTTTGTGATATTGCCGTTTTTTAGGTTTAATGGTGATGCTGGTTTACGTACTGTAAGTGCTGATATATCTAGAGACGAACAGATACACGTCGCTACAAATAGTCTTGTCTGTGCAGAGCTTGGTCTTACACCTAGCAAATCACTAGACAAGTTAAGGAGAGCCACTATTAATTGGATCATGCAACCACTATCAGCCAATGTCGATAAATATTTGGACAAAAAATTTTGGCTGGATGCGAGTGATCGACTTATGTATGAAGGCAAAGCTCCACAGTTAACCGAAACAAAGGCAGCGAGAATGCCTGCCTTCTTTGAACATGCAAACACCAACCTCCCCCAATATTCTTGAGCCTATCATTGGACCCACTCTACCCTTTGTGCTTGAGGAACTTGAAGAAAATTTTCCTCAAGTAAACCCACATCCTAAAGAAGAAATAGGATCAATAATGTATAAAGCTGGTCAACGATCAGTAGTTGAGTGGATTAAAAAAAGAATAGATGAATAAGTATGATAGCTATACCACTCAAACCAGAAGAAGTACCACATGTATGGGAAAAAGTTAAACCTTTAATAGATAAAGCTTTAGTTCATACTCTTGGTGAGCAAACTTCACATGACATACTTATAAAACTTGTTAATAAACAAAACATATTATTTATAGGCGTAGAAGCTCAAGAAATAATGTCAGCTTTAGTTGGTGAGGTACAGATACACCCACAAAAAAGAGTATTTCACATTACTACATGGGCAAATAAAAC